AGTGCCTTTAGGCCTAATGAGAGGTAGAACATTTAATAATGCATTTATTGTGGCGGATGAATGTCAAAACGCATCATATGACCAGTTAAAAATGCTATTGACACGAATTGGAACAGACAGTAAGATGGTTCTGACAGGAGATATCGCTCAGTCTGATTTAGATAAAATGAGACAAGGAGGTTTCCTAGAACTAAGAAATAAGCTGGATGGAATAGACGGCATAGGTCTTGCCGAACTTTATGCTCATGATATTGTTCGCAATCCAATTATTGCATCTATTATTGATAGACTAGAAGAATATGAGAATAGAACATAATCCCTGTTTGGTTTTAAATTCAGATTACACCCCAATCGCAATCATAGACTGGAAAAAGGCTATGGTGTGGTCTTATAGGTCGCACCATAATCTTAATATTATTGCAATGGATATCATTGAATACTATAAAAAAGACAGCGTTAAAGGTATTGATAGGCAAATTCGCCTACCGGCAGTAATCAAGACAAAGCAATATCTAAAACTAAACAAAAAAAATGTCAATTTTTCTCGCAAAAATTTATTTACAAGAGATAATTATACTTGCCAATACTGTGGAAATAAATATGCTCATAATGATTTAACGTATGATCATGTCATTCCAAAATCCCAGTGGTCAATGCCAGCACAATCACCCACCAATTGGACCAATATAGTAACAGCTTGTATTAAATGCAATAGAAAAAAAAGCAATAAAACTCCATCTCAAGCAAAAATGAAATTGATTAATGAGCCATTTAGACCTGTTAGTAGCTACAAATACTTGCATGTCACCTCTAGGCTTTCTATTATGAAGGAAAGGATACCTGAGGAGTGGAGAATATACACAGGATAATTTATGAAAATTAATCGAGAAGAATTTGCGGTAGAGACAATAAATGCTAAAGAAAAAATAGTAAAATTCTATGTCGTAGAAGGACAACAAGACTTTATTGACAATGAAGGCTATCCAAGAGCGAGCGAACAAAAAGAAGAAGTATGTGCCAAAGCCGTACCGGACAAACCTACCAAGCATTTTGGAGATAGCAGGGGATCGGATTATCGATACTATATCAGGATGGATGCCGACCAAGAGTTGTTTAACCCTGTAAAAATTTTATCCACAGTACAAAACAAAAAGAATAATCATTTTATCAATTCGGTGTGTAAAAGCACCAATGCGTTTAAGGAAGTAACCCCGACAATTTTTAGCAAATATATAGAGTATTTAAAGTCTAAAGATATCAGGTGGCTAAAAGAAGCTCAAAGAGAATTAGTGTAATGCCAGAATATACATTCGTTTGCGAAGAATGCGAGTCTTTTTTTACTGTAGTTTGTTCCATCTCTCAGTATACAGATAAACAACAATGCGAGAAATGCAAATCAGATAAAGTCTATAGATCATATCAACACGATCTTGCAAATATGTCTGGTTCTGTAATTAAGTCAGATTCTGAACTTAAAACTCTGGGAGATTTGGCCAACAGAAATAGAGACAGAATGAGCGACGATCATAAACAAGCACTATTCAAAAAGCATAATGCATATAGAGACAACCCCCCAGAAATGCCTCTGCCTAAAAATATGAAAAGGATCAAAAAGACGAAAGGTATAAAATGGACGTAGAAGATGATAATGTTGGGCCAGATTTTGAGTCCATGAAAAAAGATCTTCCTAATAATATGACACTAGAAGATGTTGAAATGATGGAAGCTATTTATTTTCAGCATCATGGTCAAAACGATATGCTCAATGCTGTGGACCACAATGCAAAGAAATTAATAGATTGTCCAAGAGAAATAGTGTTTAAGCTAGAAGGAACAGTATATAACCAGAATAGTAAGCAAGAAGTAATTGCAACGGAAGCCATATTCGATCAATCGTATCATATACCGGTCCCTTCCGGAGCCAATTATCAAGAATACATACAGTATTTTATTAATCATTTCGTGTCCTGCTTAGAAAAAACAGCATCGCAATCAACATATGAATAATGCAATTTTTTATACAACAAATGTTTCTGAGCCAACAGATATCGAAGGAAACCATATCCTACACGAAGACTGTTCAACAGCATACGCAAAACAAATTGTGACAGATAATGGCTACAAAAAATTTATGATTAGGGTGGATTCTTGTCATAGACTAATAGACCCATTTGAATACGACAACCAAACCGAATTCAATAGACACAAAAATTTTGTAGAAAAAACATGTAAAACCCACACATCAAATAGATATATTAGAGTTAGCGAAAAATGTTTTAATTACTATTTGTCGTTCTTAAGATCTAAGAATAAAGCAAAACTTTTAAATGCTCAGAGAGAGGTTATGTAATGAACAATAATTTATTAAAAAGATATGCGGTCTTATGGCTATGCTCACATGGAGAAGAAGCAGCAACTATTAGTAAGGAATTAGGCATACCCAAATCGAGTGTCACCAGAATCATTAAACTTTACGCAAAAACTCCAGAGCAAGACAAGCCGACTGAGACCCAAACTGTTCGTCGCAAGACCTCCAAGGATTTTATGATTAACAAAACTTCCGGCAAAGGTTCGGCAGGAGTTACTATCATGACAAAAGAGGCTTCAGAAATTAATGACGCATCAAAAAAAAGCAATAGCTCTAGACCTGATACATCTAGCTATATTTACAAATTAAATCCATCCGAATAAAACATGGATTATATATCTAAATATTCCAACGGAAAAAGTGTTTCTGCTGCTCAGTATATTACAGAAATAATATGTGAACACAAAGCCAAAATAGAAAAAAAGGATTTGCATTTCAGATTTTGGCAAACCAGCAATTATTGGTCTAGATTTTATCGTAATCAGATATCTTCTGCTAATAAGTTATTACAAAAATATTGTGCCAAGTCTATAATTATGGCACTAAATGACCCCAAGGCACAAAAGATTTTTTCGTTGAGGGCTCCTCATCTAGTACCTATTATAGAATATCATCAAGAAATCATCGCTTCAAATCACCAAAAAGATTTCCAGCAAATAGACCGACTAGACCACACACAAATTCAACCACAAAAAAACTATAAGAAAAAAAATATATTAGATAAACTTGATCAATAAAGGTGAAAAATGGCTAAATTAAAAGAAGAGGTAACAAAGACTTTTGGTAAAGATATTATTATGTCTGCTAATGCTATTATGGACAGACCCTCATTGGTTGTTCCTATAGGCCCCTCACTAGACATTGTTTTAAATGGGGGTGTACCAGAAGGTAGTTTTGTAGTATTGACCGGACAGCCTAAATGTGGCAAAACTACAACGTCTCTGTCCTTTGCTGCCACAGCTCAAAAACCAGAATATCAAGGAGATCTCAAAAGCCCCAGGCATGTGTATTACTTGAATATCGAAGGTCGGTTAAAAAAGAGAGACTTAGAAGGCATACCAGAATTAGATCTAGACAGATTTGAAGTAATAGGCTCTCAACAAGGTAAAATATTACACGCTGAAGAGTATCTACAAATAGCAGAAAAAATCATCAACCAAGAACCTGGAAGCATACTAATTATAGATTCATATTCTGCTCTGTGTACAGAAGCAGAGATAACCTCCGATATGAATAAAATGCAGAGGGCCGACGGTGCAAAACTATTGGCTAAATTTTGTAGAAAAGTCGCCAATGTTATTCCTGTAAATAAAAATATTGTCATAGGCATTACTCACTTAATGGGAAATCCCACAGGATATGGTGCAGAATTTAAAGAAAAGAGCGGTCAAGCAGTGGCTTACCAAACAGACATAAAACTAAGAGCAAAAACCTTTTCCCCGTGGCTTCTTAATAAGGACACCAATTCTCAGATAGGACAAGAAGTTTCGTGGCAAGTAGTAACCTCTGCACTAGGTCCTCCTGGTGGGGTTATTACTAGTTATTTAAGATATGGGCAAGGCATAGATAAGCAAATGGAGGTCGTAAATCTAGCTGTGGATTTAGGTTTAATTCAAAAGGCTGGGGCTTGGTATACCCTTGGTTTTGTTGAAGGAGACGAAAAACCAAAAGCACAAGGAGTGGAGAAAGTAAGACAATACATCGTAGATAATCCAGAAGCTTATGATAATCTATATTCTTTAATCAAAGAGACTATGGGGATTTAGGTATGATAGTCATGGATCTGGAAGGAAATTCTACAAATTGGCTATTGACAGGAAACACCTCTCATGCTAGAATGTTAAACAAGTCAAAACTTCATCTAAGAACTAGAAATTTATTACAGACGATATATCCAACACTTCAGGTCTTAGAAGAAGTACCTATTCATGTGAGGAAAAAAGAGATTCTATATTTGGATTTTTATATACCATTAATAAAAACTTGCGTAGAAGTTCATGGAGAGCAACACTATAAATTCATAGGCCATTATCACGGAAATAGATTCAATTTTATTAAAGCCAAACAAAGAGATGCGTCTAAAAAAGAATGGTGTCAATTAAACAATATTGAACATATTGAATTACGATTTGATCAAACAGACGATGAATGGAAAAAGGCAATAGAAAAATAAATGAACACTAAAGAAAAAGTCAAAGAATGGGATGATGTTTTAGATTCTTACGAAAATAGCATTGGTCTTCCTAAATATAACGAATGTATTATCAACGAGAAGGAATTGAATGAATACTTTTCAATGAATAGAGATGTTATAGAAAAACTATCACCAGAAGATACGGCCCAAATTTCATACAGACTGTCGCAATTCGCTTTTCATGTTCAAAGAACGCTAAACAGAGAAATAGCTCGTCATAATTGGGCGGAAGAAACTATAAAGGAAACAATCGCAGATGAGTTAAATAGTTACAAAGGTTACGGATATGTAGAAAAATACTACCAAGCAGTGAAACACAATGAGGCTGCCCAATCATTAAACAAGATTAAAAAATACGCTAAACAAAGAATTGATAGACTATCCTATACGGCAAATTCTATCAAAAATCTTTCTGATATACTTATGGCAATTAATAGGAATAAAAACAAAAATGGACATCAATAAATTAAAACAAGATCCTGAAAAAATTAAGCAGCTTATAGATCTATTAGGCTCTTTGCTAGATACAGAAGACGAGCAAGCTGAAATACCCAAGAAGAAAAGGGTTGCAAAAAAGACCACAAGAAGAAATAAAGCGACCAACAACAAAAAGCTAGAGTCGAACAACAAATTTCTAGACATGCCAGAAATGCGCATGCATAAAGAAGATAACAAAATCGATCAACAATTACAAAAATTTCCACCAACACCAAGAACCAGGCCGGCCGTTGGTAGCGTGTC